TGATGAGGTAATAAAAAAAAGAAATAATTATTGGGGTATTTTTTTACGAGATAAAGATGAAATAATTGGGAATACAATGGTGGCATACGAAACAGAAGATGATATTGATTATTTATTATTAGTTTCAGTTTATATACATGACAAATATCGTGGTCGTAAGTTATGTAAAGCACTTGTAGAACAAACAATAATAAAAAATGAAATGCAAAAAAAAACAAACTTGATAAAAGTTGTTATTGCTGGAGGTATTCCAATATTAAAATGTCTTCTTAGTGTTTTTAAGGAACTTAATTATACTATAAAAAAATATAAGACAAAAACTGAAAACATAAAAATGCTACAAAATATACGACCGGAAACCGCAATTAAAATAGAACAATCAAATTACGAAAATGATATTTGGCAAACATTGTTTTTTGATAAAAATAATTAATAATAGTTTCGCATAAATAATTTAAATCTAACTATATATTAAGTAATAGAATTGTCTAATGACGGATAAGAAACCTGTTATTAGAATTGAAGACATTGAAAAAATAGCGAATTGTGATTTTTGTTGTGAAGATAAAAGTTTTGAAACATATTATACGGTGAGAAGAGGAAGACAAATATACTTTTCTTGTAATGACTGTTGGGAAACTCGTGAAACACAAGTAGTAGCATATTCAGCATATACATGGGAAAAATCCACTTTTCCTGGACCGGCATTCTACTCAGTCGACAAAGATGGTAACGAAGTACCGGAAACATAACTATACTCTAATGAAATTATAATTCAATAAAATTTCATAAATATTGTTTTTTTTATAAAAATACATAAAATTGAATTTATAACGGCTCTTTTTTTTATTCTATAAATGGGAGGACCTAGCCCAAAATGCGTACATGGTGGTAGGCGTTACACGTGTATTGAGTGTAAAGGTGCTGGAATATGCTTTGATAAAAGTCATAATGATAAACCTAAAAGAAAAGCTAGATGTATAAGTTGTAAAGGAAGTAGTATTTGTCCTTGTGGAAAGATAAAAAATGATTGTCTTGATTGTGGAGGTGATTCTATATGCCCTTGTGGAAAACGAAAAAGACGCTGTCCTAAATGTAACTCAAATAGTAAAGAATTATGTCCTTGTGGAAAAAGTATATATGCATGTTCAAAGTGTAGTGATAAATGCCCTTGTGGGAAACCTTACAGAAGATGTAAGATACACGGTGGCAAAGACCTATGTAAAGCAGCATATTGTGAAACTAGAGGTATTAATAAATATAATGGTTATTGTTTGCCTTGTGTTCTACATTATCACCCAGAAATTGAAGCTTCTCGTAATTTTAAAACAAAAGAAACTGAAGTTGTTACACGTGTTACTAATAATTTTGAAGATTATACGTGGATAGCAGATAAACAAATTAAAGGAGGTTGTAGTAAAAGAAGACCAGATTTATTACTTGAGTTAGGAAGTCATATAATTATAGTTGAAATTGATGAAAATAAACATGATAATTATGATTGTTCTTGTGAAAATAAACGATTGATGGAAATTTCAAGAGACCTAGCTCATAGACCCATTGTATTCATTCGTTTTAATCCTGATAGTTATAATAATGAAAATGGAATAAAAATAAATTCTTGTTGGAAATTGAATGGGTATGGTGTTCTTTCTATACCAAAAAATAAGGAAGTTGAATGGAACAATAGATTAAATGCATTATTTCAACAAATAGATTACTGGATAAATAACGTTCCTGATAAGACTATTGAAACTATTGAACTCTTTTATTAGCATTAATATTATATAAATTTTATAATATTAAATTTTTTTATTGATAGTATTATAACAGTTATGATTATTTGTCGGTCACTGTCGGTCACTAATTTGAGTACGCGACCCCGGCCATACCGGACATGATTCTTAATACGTTGTAATTGACGGCATATACACGTACTTTGGCTGTGTTAACACCTGAAACAGTGTTTGAAGAAAGTACAAGTTGTAATACGGCATTATCAATTCTGGAGAAGTTACATGTACCGGAAGGTTGGTGTTCTTCAGGGCGAAGAGCGAATGAGTATACATTGATACCAGTGTCAGGGTGACGTGTGTGGTGTTGATAAGGTTGTACAACATCAAAGTAAGAACCTTCACGTTCAGAGATGCGATCTTGACCGTTAAGTTGTAATTTGGCTGTAACAACTGGATTTTCACCCCAGCAGTGAAGATTTTTGGCTGTTTCGGCAAGTACGAATGTACCAGCATCAGATACAGCAGCTAATCTATCACCAGCACTGGCGAATACACCAAGATTTTGGCTTAAATCAGCAGAAAATGGTTCACTGAAAAGACCATCAGCATCAATGAATGAACCAGCAGCTAAAGCTTCTTTACCACCGAAGGCATGTACGGCATTAGGAAGAGCATCAACGGCATCAGTGTAGTTGAAAGGTTGAGCACCTAAAGCTTTGTAAAGAGTTGAACCACCTTCAAGAGAAGCACAGTAATCAACGTTAGCATCAGGTTGTACAACCCATACTAATTCTTTACAAGGGTGGTTGAAGTTAAGTTTGATTTTGTTGGAAGATGAACCAACAGATTCATCACCTGTGAATTGAACTTGTTCAATTAAGTATTCATGAGGGTTTTGTGCCATTTTTCTGCGTTCATCAGTATCAAGGAAGATATAATCAACGTAAAGAGATGCGGCAACAAGTGATTGTTGGTAAGCATTGGATACTGATTGAGAAGCACCACCACTTCCAGAAAGAGATTTGACGGCCCATAAGCATTCACCGATAGGACGGAAATCAATGTTGATCTTGACTTCGTGGTATTGTAAAGCAATTAAAGGAAGGGCAAGACCAGGGTTGCGGCAGTACCAGAATGAAAGAGGTACGTATAAGGTTGTTTCAGGTAAGGCTTTGCGAGGAGCACATACTTGAGCAGGACCTCCAGCGGCAGCGCAAGGGGCATTAATATCATCAAAGGCAGGGTCAGTGATGTATGTAAGTTGGGTTGTGTTACCAACCATTTTGTGGTAACCTTCTTCTTGTTCAGAAGACATGGTTACTTGATTCCAGATGTGCATCCAATCACCGTATTGACGGTCAATGCGTTGACCACCAATTTCTACTTCAACTTGGGCAATAAGTTGTTCACCAGGGAAATCTAACCAACGAGCATATACACTGTTGGAAGAATCCATACCTGTGTTAATTTCAGGTAAAGTTACTTGAAGATATGTGCGGTAAGCAAGATCACCATTACGGCTGATTGTGCATGTTACACGACGGCCGAAATCGGCTTGTCCAGAGAATGTTTGTTCGATAGATTCCATAGCAAAGTTAGTGTGTCTGCGATAAGAAACTTTCCAGAAAGTGATTTCTGGTGTACCAGTAAGAAAAACGTCTTGAGCGCCATAGGCGACTAGTTGCATAAGAGCTCCACCCATAATATATATAATTCCTAAAGATTAAAAATAGGTAATTTATACATAAAACAAATAATATACCTACTAAAATACTTTTTTATTAATAATAAAAATTAAAAAATATTATATTATTAGTTATAAAAAACTTTGAAAAAACAAGTAAAAATTATATTTTTGAATTATTATGTATAAAATTCTCTAAATATTTTTGTTCATATACTTGAACCTTATTTTCATGCTTTTTTTTAAAAATATAATTTTTATTATCTTTTTTAACAGTCCAACCATCTTCAATTGCATTATTAATAAATAATATTTTTTGAAAATCTCTTTTATTCATTTGAAGATTATTGTCATCTATTTCAGATAACTTATATTTTTCCATTTTATTTATAGTTAAATTTTTATTTTTTATTTTATACGATATAATTTATATAAAAAACTAATTCACTTTATATAAATGGCGAAAAATAATCAAAAAGCAATAATAACTATAGATAAAAAACATGATGAAATGCTAGATTATTTTAATAATAATGAAAATGTTGTAATACCCGAATTAAAAGAACAAAAACAAAAATATATTCATGATATACAAAATTTATCTAAAAATGAAATAGATAAATATATGGAATTAAAAGATAGTATTAATGATATTAATCAAAAAATTAAATGTATGAAAAGAGAAAAAAAGAAATATTTTATAGACAATAGCAATTATATTTTCAAATATTTTGAAGAAAAAAA